TAAAAATCAACATATAGATAATTATATGCATTATAATACAAATTTTGTAGAATGTAAAGATCCCGAAATAAGAATGCCAACTTATTATGTTGATCATGTTAATTTACGTCCAGCACCGCATCCAAATGTTGCTAATCATCCAGATAGTTGTTTAATTGATAATGAATCACAATTACGTAATAGTAAATCTAAACAAACTAGAGATAGATGTAATATCCAATTATATCAAAGAATGTTTCAAGCTTGTCCAAATTTACGTCCGGGTGTAGGTGATCCATCGAAAGAATTAGATGTTTTATCTGGTTCTGATAGCAAACATGTATATGAAAAATGTAATAATAATATAATGGAACAACAATTTAATAATATGATTCCAATGTTAGATTGTGTATCAGAAGTTCAAAATCCAAAACATATTGTTCCAGATGGAATAAGAGGTGGTGAAGATACCCGTAATTATATTAATCGTAAAAAATTTTTAGAAAAATGTGGAACATTACAGAATAAACAAGGAACTTGGGTTAATTAAAAAATTTACTATTTTTTTTATAAAAGTATATAAGAATATTAAATTTAATATATTTAATAAAAATGTCTGAAAAGTATTCATTTGATACAGATATATCAGCACTTCTTAAATTAATTATAAACAATTTTTATTCAAATAAAGATATATTTCTTAGAGAATTAATTTCTAATGCAAGTGATAGTATTGATAGATATAATCATGATTGTATTGTAAATAAACCAGATAATAAAGTAGATAATTGTATAACTATAATTCCAGATAAAAAAAATAAAGAATTACATATAATTGATACTGGTGATGGAATGAATAAAGATGAATTAATTAAAAATATTGGAACAATTGCAAATTCAGGAACTAAAGCTTTTATGGAAAAAGTAAAAGATTGTAATTTAATTGGTCAATTTGGTGTAGGATTCTATTCAGCATTTTTAGTATCCAAACATGTTACAATTATTTCAAAAAAAATAAATTCAAATTATTTTAAATGGATGTCAGATGCAAATGGTGAATATACAATTGATGAAATTACATCAGAAAATATCAAAGAACATATTCATGAAGATTACAATTTATTACAAGGAACAATAATAAAATGTCAATTAACAGATGAATCCGTTGATAAATATACAAATATTGAAAAATTAAAATCAATAATAAAAGAACATTCACAATATATAAATTTTCCAATAAAAATATTGAATATTCGTGAAGAAACAAAAGAAGTAGAAGATGATGAAGCAGAATTAGATGAAGAAGTAGTTATAGATGAAAAAAAAGAAGGTGATGAACCAGTAATTATTGAAGATATACCAGATGAATCTAAACCTAAAAAAATGAAAAAAATAACTGAAGTAATTAAAGATTTTCAGTTAGTAAATGAAAATAAACCAATTTGGACAAAACCAGTAAATGATATAAAAGAATCAGAATATCATGGATTTTATAAATCATTATCAAATGATAATGATACACCATTTTTATATAAACATATTTCTGGTGAAGGTCAAATAGAATATAAAGGAATTTTATTTTTACCAAAAAAAGTAAAAAATAATGTATTTGAACGTGGTGTTGTTCAAAATAACATAAAATTATATGTAAGAAAAGTATTTGTAAGTGATAATAGTGCTGTATTATGTCCAGAATGGTTACATTTTGTAGCTGGTATGGTTGATACAGATGATTTACCTTTAAATGTTTCTCGTGAAATGTTACAAGAAAACAAAGTTGTTAAAGTTATTAAAAAAGCAATTATTAAGAAAAGTATTGATATGTTAAAAAATGCAATGGAAGATATGGATAATTATACAAAAATTTATAAAATTTATCAAAAAAATATAAAATTAGGTGTTTATGAAGAAAGTGGTGATAGAGAAAGAGTTTCAGATTTATTAATGTTTTATTCTTTAAATTCACCAAATAAAATGATAACTTTTGATGATTATATAACATCAATGAATGAAAAACAAAAAAATATATATTTTATTTCTGGTGATAATATTGATATCTTAAAATCTTCACCATTTTTAGACCGTTTTAAGAAAAATGATATTGATGTTTTATTTATGACTGATCCAGTAGATGAATATATGTGTCAAAGATTAGTTTCTTATAAAGAAGCTAAACTTGTATGTATTACTAAAGGTGATATTGAATTACCAAATGTAACCGATAGTGATAAAGAAGAATTTAAGAAAAAACAAGAAGAATATAAAGATACATGTGCTTATATAAAAAAATTATATGGACAAGAATTTTCAGATGTAAAAATAACAAATAAAGTTGTGGATTTACCTTGTATTGTTTCATCACCAGAAAATGGTTTTTCTGCAAATATGGAAAAAATAATTAAATCACAGACATTGGGACAATCGGATGTTTCATCAATAAATAAGCGTATTTTAGAAATAAATCCAGAACATCAAATTATAAAAAAGATAAAAAATATAAATGATTCAGATGAATATAAGGTATTAAAAGATTTATTAGATCTTGTTATTAATAGTGCTTTGTTATATTCTGGGTATCCAATAATTAAACCAGTGGATTTTTCAAAAAAAATATTAAATGTAGTTATGGTTGGAATGGATATTACAGATGATATTACAGATGAAATTACAGATGAAATTACAGATGAAAATTCAAAAAAAACAGTTTTAGATAATATTGAAACTATTGATATGACAAAAGTTGATTAAAGTAATCTTTTTATAATATAAAATGAAAAACGTAGTTTTATTATTACTATTTATTGGTATATTAGTAATTGTTCAGGGTTATTATGAAGGTAAAATAAAAAAAGTTAAATCAAAGAAAGTTATTACAAAATATATACCTTTACATGTTTATGAAGGAAAAATGAGTGGTGAAGAAATGATTACTAATCAATTTAAAAGTTCTTATGAAAAAATTACAGAAAATTATAAAGTTAAAGAGTAAAATGTATGATATTTTTTTAGTTAAACCAAATGAGTTTAAAAAGAAATGTTTAGAAAAAATGTTAAAAAAACAACAGGAATTAGATAATGTTGTTGAAAAAAAAGATACATATATAAAAGAAATATCTTCAAAACGTATAAATTTTGAAAATGAATATAGTGAATATTTATTAAAAACTGAAAATATTGATTATATAAATAAAGTTAATTTATTTGTAAATGAATATCCAATTAAATTAGAATCTTTTAATATTTATACATATGAATAAAATGTTATAAACAAAATAAAATGAAATTTGAATTTCATTTTACTGCATTTATAATTGCTTTTATATTAAGTATTGGATATATAATTATTACAAATAATACTAAAGAAAAAATAGTAAAAACACCAACCCCATTTTCAGATTATTTATATTCTGATTTTGATGGCGAATGCTATCGTGTAAAAGTAGAAGAAACCGAATGCGTTGGTGATGAAACTGAATTTAATATTTAATTTTTGTAAAAATCTTTTTATAAATTTAAGATTAAAAATTTAAGATTGAAAATTTAATTGGAGTAGGCAAGACCACCCATACCACTGAGGATACGAAGAACGTTGTATGAATGAGCATAAATATCAAGATTACCAGGTTCAGCACCTTTTAATTGTAATTGAGCTGTATCTATACGTGACATGTTAAGAGTTCCAGATGGTTGATGTTCTTCTGGTTTAAGTGCAAATGAATAAACACTAATATTACAACTGAGATCTGGAATATTTGTATGATGTTGATATGGTTGTACATGAGTGAAATATTTAGCTTCACGTTCAGCAAAACGATCATTACCATTAAGCATTAATTTAGCTGTACCAGTATTTCCTTGTCCTTCCCATATTAATTCTTTAACAGGATGATTAAATGATAATTTAGCAGAAAGATTACTATTAGAAGATACTGTTTCAGAACCAGTAAATTGAACTTGTTCAATTAAATATTCATGAGATAATTGAGCAAAACGGCGACGTTCATCAGTATCAAGGAAGATATAATCAGCCCAAAGTTCTGCATCATTAACAGTTACACCAGATTCAAATTCAATATTGATTTTTACTTCATGATATTGAAGAGCAATTAATGGAAGTGCTAAACCAATGTTACGGCAGAACCAAAATTCAAGAGGAACATAACGTTTAGCATCAGCATCTCGAACCATTTTATCATAACCAGTTGTTTTTCCAGAAGGTAAAGTTAATTCATTCCATATTTTCATCCATTTACCATATTGACGATCAATTAATTGACCACCAATTTCAACTTCTACTTTTTTAATTGTGTCACGACCATCTGCGTCTGCTTTTGGTAAAACTAAATATAATTTATGAACTAAATCACCATTACGTGAAATTTGGCAAGTAACACGAGCACCTGCAGCAGCTTTTCCATTAAAAGTTTGTTGTATTGATTCAATTGAGAAATTAGTATGACGACGATAAACTACTTTAAAGAAAGTAATTTGTGGGTTACCAGTAAGATATACATCTTGGGCACCATAAGCAACAAGTTGAAGAAGACCTCCACCCATCTTTTATATATATATAAGAAAATAATTTTTAATAATAATTATGATATTCACACATAAAATAACTCGACTTAATTTATGTTATATTATACCAGATAAACAATGGTATTTAAACGAAAATACTTTATTATCTAAACATAATTATTTTGAACAAATTATAGTTGATGGAATAGAAAATGCTTTATTTATATCATCTATTTTAATGTTTTCAAGATTTATTTTAGGTCAAAATTCTCCTTTAATTATTAATAAATTAACTACCCCAATTTTAAATTTATCAAAAAAAATAATGGATTTTAATAGTCCTCCTATACAATTTGCAGTAGCTACAAGCTTTATTTCATTATTCTTAGGAATAGATTTAGCTGTAGGTTATGAAAAAAAAAGTAATATTTGTAAAAATTTAATTGGAGTAGGCAAGACCACCCATACCACTGAGGATACGAAGAACGTTGTATGAATGAGCATAAATTGATATTGTGGAATTATTTGCCCAACCACTTAAACGTAATTGTGCGGTGTCAATACGTGACATATTGAGAGTTCCAGATGGTTGGTGTTCTTCTGGTTTAAGTGCAAATGAATATACACCAACTTTTTCAATAGCGTTTCCAGAATGATGTTGGAAAGGTTGAACTTGTGTAAAGTATTTAGAATCACGTTCAGAGAAACGATCATTACCATTAAGCATTAATTTGGCTGTACCAGTAGCCAATGCCTTGGTATCAGAATGCCATATTAATTCTTTAACTGGATGATTAAATGATAATTTAGCATTTAAATCACCAGTTCCAGAAGTAGTTTCTTCACCAGTAAATTGTACTTGTTCAATTAAATATTCATGTGATAATTGAGCAAAACGGCGACGTTCATCAGTATCAAGGAAGATATAATCAGCCC